GCAAGTTTGCACTGTCGATAACGGCATCCAGACCAGTGAAAGTGAACTTGATACCGCCGAAGCTCTTGGCCGCTGCCGACAGCGTAAAGCTGCCACGCGCACCCGTTACTCGATGCAGCGCACCGCTTTGGTAGTAATAGAAGGTCAATGAGCCTTCGCTGGCATCATCAATGGTGTAGGTGGTTTCGCTTGCGCCAGTAGTGACGGCGCGAAGACACGCTTTCATCAAATCGCCCCAAGGCGCTGGCGTTGCTGCTGCGCCGCCTGACGCAAGGTCTACAGTGAATTCCACCGTGACATATAACTCAGTGACAATTTCACCAGAGTTGCCGAGCTTGCCGTCGTCGTAATCAAGCGCAGTCGATTCACCCGCCATCGGAGTGATAGAGAACTCACGACCAAGCAAATACTTAGGCGCTCCAGATTGGATCGCATCTTGGCCGTAGTTCGATTCGACGGCATAAGCGACCACTTTTTTTCGAGATTTACGAGCCATAGCGATTCTGATCCTCTGTGTACTCTGTAATGAAATTATCCAGCCAAGTGACCTGGCCTTTCTGCACGTTCATCAATCGACCATCCCCGAGCCAAAACGGCTCATAATCTTCATTGGGCGACCAACCGAAAAGGCGCTCACGCAATGCTTGACGAACGGGCTTAAAATCAAATTTGTTGTCGTTCACCACCTTGGCAACAATCAGCACGCCGATTGTCTGAGTGATGGTTTGGAGATAAGGGCCAGAGCCGCGCACATCGGCGGCGGCGCGTTCCCCTTGGTAGAACACAAATAGCGTGATGCCTCGTGTTCCGCTTCGGCTGATGTCTAGCGTTGACAGGTCTGAGATTTCTTTCACATCTACCCAAGGCGGTGTCTGCACACTCTTATCTGAAAGCCTTGTGACCAAATCAGCGATATCAATCATAAAAAGCCCTTCGACTTATCGCGCGCAAACACGCTGCCAGCGCTATGAACCTCCGCGAGGTTAGTGGCACTGGCGTTGGCATCGGTCGCTGGCATGTCGAGGCGAATCTTGCCACCTGCCACCAGCTTCAAGTAATCCATGCCTTCTTTGTAACGACGCGCCGCCTGATGGGCGTCATCGAGCACATCGTCATACAGGCAG